GGCGGTTGCGGCGTCGTTCCGGCGCTTGAACGAGGCCATACACTCGCACGATCAGGCCCGGATCGACCTGGTTCTCGCCGAGATCTCGGGCCTTGCGGCAAGAGAAGCCCGCGCGGAAGGTTCGGCTAGGGAAACCCCTGGCCCGCGCCTTCATCAGCCGTCGCTTGCGGAGGGCCGTGCGATGAAAGAGCCCAGCATCCAGCCCACCAATTCCTCGCCCCCGACCACCGCGCTGCAGGGCCGGCGCAAGGCGAAAGGAGCGACGCCATGAGCGTGCGCAATCGGCAACGGGGAATGCCGCCTATTCCGCCCGAGGTCGACATGCTGCGAGCAGCGGTCAAGGCCATCGATCCGTACCAGGTCTACGAGCTGGTCATGCCGGACGGGACGGTCTTCCGCACGACCGGCGCCGAGATGATCGAAACCGCCGACGCCTACATCGCCCTGGCCGACGCCCAGCGGGCCGCCAACAAGCGGGGGATGGTGAAGGCCCTGGTACGGATCGGAGGCCTGCCATGAGCATGCCGAGGCGTGCCGGCCGACCCAGGTCCGACGAGCGGATCCGCGTCCCCCCCGGCTGGCTGCCGCCGCACGTGGCCGTCGACCCCAAGGTCGATGCCCTCGACCTGGTGCGGATCTGGCGTTGCCTCAAACATGAGGGCCGGCACATCGAGGCGCGCGAAGCGCTCAATCGACTCCAGGCGATGGCCGAGAGGGCGCCCGCGGGGCAGATGTTCAGGGTCAGGCGCCCGAGGTAAGGGGATACGATCATGCGACAGTGCGATATGCGATCATACTATCATACTTCGATTCGGCTTATATTTATAGGCTAGAGACATTAAGCATTGCAATATACGATCGTACGATCATGCTTCGCCAGGGCGGTAATTACGGGGGGGGAACGTCTGGCTGATTGGTGAGACGTGCACTGATCCGGCCGAACAAGCTTCGATCCGTTAGGTTATAGCATATCATTATATTGAGAAGTGAAATCATAAGCTATTTATCGCGTCCTGTGAAATCATGCGATCGGACGGCAGAGAATCCGGCGGATCGTCATGGGAAGCCAGATCTGGTTTCCCTCTTTCGTGTCGATGCCGAGATCCTCCACCATCTTGACCAGCTCTCGATAGGTCTTGCCCTGCGCCCGCCACGCTCGCATCTGGTGAATTGCCTCTTGCTCGCGTTCGTTCTTGACCAGGGTCTTCCCGTCGTCGGCCAGGTCATAGCCGAACCGGACCTTGCCGACGCGCTCCCCCTGGGCGATCTTCGCCTGCAGCGCGTCACGCGTCCGCTCAGCGATGACCTCTCGTTCCCATTGGGCAACGGTCATGATCACGTTCAGGACCAATCGTCCGGACGCCTTGCGAGTGTCGATCGATTCTTCCACGCTGAAGAGCCGCTTCTCTCTTTTCTCACCGAAGTGTTCTTCGATGAGCTGGGCGCAGTCCCGAATTGAACGGGTGAGCCGATCCAGCTTGGCAACGACCACCCCACCGATCCCATCCTTGCGCCTTCGAAGCAAGGTCAGAACAGACTGGATCCCGGGCCGGTTCAAATCCTTGCCCGATGCTCCCGGGTCAGAGTAAATATGCACAAGATTAAGATCGTACAAGTTACAATATCCACGTATCTTTTTCTCTTGTGCATCGAGGCTGAATCCCAGGCTAGCCTGTTCTTCGAGCGAGACGCGGGTGTAACCGGCGACGTCCACAGGTTCCACGATGTCGACCCCCTTGTATCAGCAAACCCTCTGAAAAAGGGCTGTAACGGCATTCTGCATTGTATCCAGGGGACCGGCTGGTTACAAACGCCCCCAGTTGCTGACTACACGACAAGTGTAATACAATACTTTATCAGACATGAACACTATATTATGTGACCTGCCATAAGCCTCCGTCTCGATCGGCCCGGCCGGTTCCGTTGCGCTGCCCTCCGAGCGCAAGCCTACGTCCACTTGCCTCTTGGGCCGATCCGGCGGAGAATCGAGAACTCGCTGTTATAACACGCCGTATACTAGGAATGATGACGACCATGTCCGAGATGCACGGGGTCAGGTCCGCGAGCCGGCTGGTGGGAACGACGACGACGACGCTGTACGTCGAGACGGCGAAGCAGAATATCCGGGCCAAGGTCGATCCCAAAAGCGGCGAGCTGCTCTGGGACTCGGACGACCTCGTTCGCCTGCGGGTGATGATCGCAGCCAAGCGAGAGGCCGAGGCCGCGGTCGCCCAGGCCCGGCGGGACGCAGCGTTCCGGCGGGCCAATCCCAAGCGCTGAAGCCGGGGGCGAAGCCGGCCGACCGTGGCGCAGCGAAGGCGGTCGGCTGGCCCGGTTGATTGCCTCACGACAGGCAAAGATCAGGCATACGTGGCCAATCCATCTCCCAAGCCTTCCCCTCGCACACAGTTCAAACCTGGACAGAGTGGCAACCCTGGCGGCCGCACGAAAGCCAAGGTCGACTTGCTAAGGCCCGGGAGCTGGTCGAAGCCCTGGTCGACGCCGGCATCGGCACGAACGCGAAAGCGAACGTGCGAGCGATTCAGGAAGTTCTGAACCGAGTGCATGGGCCTGTAGCGCCGATCGGCACAACCGAGGGGACCTTGGTGGAAGTCGCCAGGATCATCAAGGAGCGGCTCCAGAAGCCCCAGGACGGCCAGCCGGCATGAGCCCGATGCAATCCATCGCCGATTCCCTGGAAGCCACCAGAGACGATCCGGACGCCTTCAATCGGGCGTTCTTGAACCGCCCGCCGTACTGGTCCCGGCAGGTCGAGCTGTGCCGTTCAATTGTTCAGTACCGGACCACGGTCGCGTATTCCGGCAACATGGTCGGCAAGGATTACTGGATCGCGGGAATCATCATCTGGTGGCTGCTCACGAGGCCGGATTCGCTCTGCATCTTGACGGGGCCGTCGCAAACCGTGCTCGGCAGTGTGACCTTCAAAGAGATCAGGCGTTGCCTCGAGGGGGCCGTGCTGCCGTTTGGGGGCAAGGTCACAAGCGGCATCAAGGCTAGTCCGGCGAAGGTCGAGATCATGCCCGGCTGGCACTGCCTTGGGTTCAGCACAACGAGCGTCGAGCGCTCATCGGGGCAACATGCCAAGCACCTTTTGGCGGTGGTTGAAGAGGCGTCTGGTGTCGAGGATTGGGCTTGGGATGCGGTTGACTCTCTCGGCTATGAACGATTGGTGGCGATCGGCAACCCGTTGAAGAGCCAAGGTCGCTTCGTCGACCTCATCCATCAGGCCGCCAAGGACAGGGCCGACAACGTACCTCCCAGGCTGGCCGTCAACGCGATCCAGATCCCCAGCACGGAAAGCCCCGACGCCGGCAAGGACCGCTCTGAGTTCGGGCTGGCTGATCGGACATGGCTTGAATCGATGTACCGCAAGTACGGCCGGCGCTCCCTCTGGGTCGGGTCGCACATCGACGCTCGGATCCCCGACGTCGACGCCGAACAGCTCATCCCGCCGCAATGGCTCGACTGGCACCACGGCCAGAAGCGGCCGATCGTCCCACCAGGTCATCCGGTGGAGTCGACCCGGTGCATGGCTTGTGATCTCGCCGAGGGGGTTGGACGGGATTCGTCATGCATCGTGGTCAGGGACGATTGGGGCCTGCTCGAGGTCGAGCTGGGCGACGGCATGGGACTCCCCGAGGCCGCGGAGGCGATCGGCCGGCTGGCCCGAAAGTGGAAAGTCGACCATAGCCGGATTTCTTTCGACAAGCTCGGCGTGGGCCGCAACTTCCCGAACCACTTGGCCCGCTGGGGCATCACGACCGCCATCCCCTACGCCGGCGAGGGCCGGCCGCAAGACAGGACCTCGTTTCCCAACCTGCGAAGCGAGGCCGGCTGGAAGCTGCGTAACCGGTTGGACGCGACCCATTACGAGCCGCATGACCGCGGCAAGGGCCTGCGGGGATTGCCGCAAGCGCCGTTCTATTTTTGCCCAGGCGCCTACTACGGCCGGCTGGTCGATGAGCTGCGACCGCTCACTTACAGCCTGGTGGGCAAGATGACCAAGCTCTTGCCGAAAGACGACTGGTCGATTGCCCTCGGACATTCGCCCGATGTCGCGGATGCCTTGATCCAGAGCATGATCCACAGCGGGATTGGCCCGACGGTTCGGCCACCCTCTTGCGACCTACCCACGGGCCCGAACGTGACCCTGGACAACATCACGGTGTCGCTGCAAAACATCGGAGTATGATCATGGCTGTGGATTGGAACCAAGTGCGTGAGAACAACCGGAAGTCCGAGGTCGAAATCGTGCCGGAGGCGATGATCACGCCCGCCACGCCCGGCTGGGTTAGCTTCGGTGGCGAAGACCCAAGCGGCTTGTATATCCAGATCACCGAACCCCCGAGGTAGAGGTAGCCGTGCCCATCGATTACGAGCAACTGCGTGCCGAACGCATTCGCGTTGCAGAGCAGAACCGTGAATCAGACTGGAGTCTTCGAGAGAAGGCTATCGTCGATCGCGACCGTGCCGAGCTGGCCAAGCAGCGCGAGGCCGAGCAACATCGCTCCGAGGTGAATGCGTTCTCCGCGTTCGCGCTCGATCAGGCACAGGCGGCGCGCAAGGCCGGCCACGCCGATAACGCCGAGACGTGGGATGACGCGATCGTGACCATCGGGCGGGGACTCTGGCCTGTCTCCCGAGTCGTCATGTCGCACCCCGCCATCGGCCGTTTTCAGGGACTCCGAACGAGGCTCAACTATGCGGGTAAAAACCGCAGGATCGGATAGACCATGCTCAAGTACCAAGATCAATTCCCCTGGGTGACCAACATCGAAGAGCTGGCCGGTGCTCTGGCGAGCCACGTTCGCGAGTTGGAAGACAAGCGGGCCAGGGTCGAGAGCGGCCCGAACCATCCTGACCTCAAGGCCAACGACCTCGCGGCCATCGACGCCAGGCTGGTGCCGTTGCGACTCAAGGCGCAGGCCGCGGCGGACGGGGTGTTCTTCTACGATCCCCGCGATGTGAGCGGTGGCGATCGGGACCATCAGACGTGGGTGGCGCGGGCCAGGGAGCGCGGCATGCTGGTCAATCCGTCGAACTTCGGTGCCAGCCTCCACGCCAGCGAGGAAACCGAGGGCAGTTCCCTGCGCGTGATCCGCGGCGGCACCGGCGCCCACGACCTGGGCTCGCCGGCGATGTCGTCGAGGTGATGCCATGAGCCACGACTACGACCATCGCTTCGACGCGGTCCTGTTCCCGCACGGGGAGGTCAACCTCATCCCCGGGATGCAGGTTGACACGACGAAGTATGCTCCCGGCATCGTGCGTTACCCGCGGGGCATGCTGACTCAGCGGCCGTTCCACCAGGCCCTCGCGGCGTGGCCGCACAAGGTGACACAAGCCCCGACACCCCCGCCGCCCCGGGGCCCGCTGCCGTGTCCCGTGTGCTGCTTGCCCCGGACCTCCTGTATCTGCCCCACGAGGTGACCATGTCCGTGACTCTCCAACCCGGCGACGTCGCCGCGCTTGCCGCCTTGCCTGAAATCGCTCGCCGTGCGATCACGGCCGACCTCGAGAAACAGCAGGACGCCCTCCGCCAGCGACGTGAGCGTGAGCAAGCGGACGCGGACGCGGCGGAAGCATCCCGGCTGGCGCACCCGGTCAATCAGGCGATCCTTGCGGAGAACGCACGCCGTGCGGCACAGCCCCCCAGACTTCGCCCCGCACCCGCACCCGCGGGGATGACCGTGCTCGATGCCCGGTCCTATGCCCGGTCGCCCGCCATGCAACAGATCACAGCCCGCAACGACCGCGACGTCGCGGCCGCCCAGGCGAAGCAAGCCGCCGAATCCCTGGCCCGGGTCGAACGCCTGGAAGCGCAGGCCGCCGCGATGCAAGCCGCGGCCCAGGTCGAGGAACAACGAGC